TTCCGCCAACAGAACCGTCAAAATTAATAACCTGAGATGTTACGTCGCCTTTAATTTGAAAACTAGTAACCGTTCTTAAATTAGTGGCTGTTCTAGCATTACCTGCAACGTCACCGTCTAACACACCCTTTAAGAAATCTGCTTTGATAGTTTTAGCGTAAACCGTATCCCAACGTTTTCCGCCGGTTGTAGGATCTGCACCTAAACTATATGTTTCAGTTGTCTTTGGAAGAAGATTTTTAATAGTAGTTGTTCCGCCAACTTCTAATTCTGTTCCAACAATTAAATTTTTTGTAACTGCGGCTCCGCCTGCTGTTCTCAAAGATCCGTTATTAAAATTTGTACTTGGATCTGTGCTTGTGATAATAACATCACCGCTAACACCAATATCGCCACCTACGTCAAGTTCACGCTGAGGAGTTTCAATATTAATACCAATCTTATTATCAATAACTCTTAAAATTGTTGATTGACTACCGTTTCTATTAACTTGTAAATCAATACTACTTCCAGGATTGGCATTATAAATTTTTGCCGATGTTGCAGAAGATGAAATTCTAAATCCGCTGTCAACTCCTAATGTAATACCGCTATTACTTTTAACGTTAATTCCATATTCAGTTGTATTAGTAATATCAGATCTTAAAAACTTTGAAGCAACAACTTCTACATCATTAACAATCAATGCATCTGCTGCTTGAGCAGTTCCGTACAATTTTGGAGCATAATTACCGTCGCCCGATGCAACGGTTGTTAAATTAATTCCTGATTTAATATCGATAAAACCAGGAATACTAATTTTAGGAGTAAAACTATCTTCGCTAATAATAGCAATTGGCGTTTCATCTACTAAAAATTTAATAATTTTACGAGCTGTGTTGTCCGAGTCGTCAATAATGTCAACAATTGGTCCAGTTCTTAAACCGCTAGTTGTACTGAATTGAGGACCAACCAACACCCATGTTTCACCTGACCAAACATATAATTGTTGTTTAACGGTGTCGACCCAGATCTCTCCAACCTTGTCTGCACTAACAGATGGTTGTGTTGGGCTTTTCTGAATACTGCCTGCTGCTTTCCAACTGGTGTTGTCAAAGATCATCAGTGTACCAGTTTCACTTTCATACCACAATTGCCCTTCAACTGGATTAACTGGTTCGGTGGGGCTAGCAAAATTTTCTAATAGGTGGAGAAAATTTTCTGCAATAATCTGGCCGTAGCCTGTAACATTTCGTCCGGGAAATGTTAATGTTGTATCGGTACTTGAAGTATTGTCATATACCGTAATTGGCGATTTTGTATTTTTATCTGTGTAATTTACGCTATACGGCATGATTAAACCTCATTATATCCAGTTAAACTTTGAACTCGAATTGTATAATCAACTTGCAATAATCTATTCAATGATTTTTGCACTGGGTGGAAAATTACATGAGTTAATAGTTTTCCGTTACCGTTTGGATCATAACTTTTTAGCCCAAGCTCGTCAAACACAAAATTTCCGCTCATATCTTGACTATTATCAAATGCTTCTTGACCGTCGGGCTCTCCGTAATCAAGTAAACAACTAACAACAATATCTGAATATGTTGCTCCGCTTACATGTCGAATTTCCATTTTATTTCGAACAGGGTCGGTGTTTTCAGAAGCGTTTTGGTCAACAATTTTCTGATAAGTTTGATTATACAAGCTAGAATTAACACCAACGGTATTTGGGGTCAAATACGAAATAAGCCCTGTAGGATCAACAATTGTTCCTCCTGTTCCAAAAGCCATTTGATATATTGTTCCTAGCCCTTGATTTGAAAGGCTGTTTACCATTGCTACTGACATATTTTCATAGTGAATGGCGTTTCTCTTATCCACAAAAACCTCTTTGGTCTGCGGATCAAATATTTTAATATGACCTTCGAAGTGAAACCCGCCCGTTTCGTTGGGTTTTTGTTCGGTTACCTTGCTATTTGTGTTTTGATCTTGTGGCATTTTAGACTCTTTTATCTCCATATGTTATTTATTATGGCAATTCCGTTGGCTTTTGATCAATGAAACGAGCAATAGCTGTATTGTTATCAAGCAGCGTAATACCTCTACTTGCTGTAGTTTCAGCTCTCTCGTACCATAATCTACCAACTTTTCTAATTATTAAAATTCGTGTACCTTCAGTTGCTGGCTTAGTTAATCTTATATAAGGTGTTGCTCCGTCTACAGAAAATTCTGCTTCTAAAATTTCATCTGCCGATGGACTTACTGATCCTAAAGATTCGTTATAAACAGATAACTGATCTTTTCTTAATCTTTTGCCTGCAACAAATATTTCTACTTGATCGCAGGCTCCAAAATCTTCTGGAATTGTTTTTCTGGTAAAGCTAGATCTTGTTGATTTTGTTGGAACAAAAGATAATGGTCCAATCAACAATGTACTTCCGTCGCTAACAAACTCTTCTTTTTCTTGAGAATCAATATAAGGAATAATGTCATCAACACCTGCACTGATTACTGGGGTTCCTGCAGGATAAGTTTGACCGATTGAAGATCCTAACGTTCCTCTTCTTAATTGTCCTAACACGTTTCCGGATTTAGTTAAGAACTCGATGCGTTCTTTGTTGATTGTTACCACTCCAGGAATATTTTTAGACATATTAGGTTCGTCAAGAGCCGAAGCATCATTAACTTCAATAGTAGTATCGTAATAATTTAATTCTTTTGATAACTGAACATCATTAATAGCATAACGCTTATAATGAGTTACGTTAAACATGTCTTTATACATTTCAAAAGCTCTTGGAGTTTTATAAACATTATTACCAAATTCCATAATTTCAATTTTGTCAGTTAACAAAGAAGGAATATTCAGATATACAACATTCCTTGGTGTTGAAACAACAAATTCTTTTCCTTGAACTAGTCTCTCGCCATTCTTATAAACCCATACATAATGAGAATCTAATGGGGCTCTATTCAATTGATATTGAACTTTTCCTCCTGAATGAACGTCAGAAACAATGTCAAACGTTGGATATTCGCTAAACCAAGTTACTTCTATTTGATCTTCGTCTACTAAGGTTACTAAATCAGAAATTTGTAAAATGTTATCTGTAACAGAATATTCTGCATTATTAATAATTTCTATTCTAATAACATCTTGCAATTCTAGATATTCTGTATTAACAACCACGGTTCCGGTAGTGCCGTCATAGATATATGCCGTAACAAATGGCTGTAATATATTATTAATATAAACTCTAACATCAACTGATGTTACCACAGATGTTGGATCTACACCTACTTCAACTTCGTTATTTGATCCGTCGTATATTCTATAATAAGTATCTGGGCCTTTTAATTTTTTATTGTTTAACAAAACAACCATAGACGCAATTGCTGAACTTCTAGATGGATCTACAAATTTGTCTAGCATAAAAGATCGTGTTGATCCCTCATATGTTAAAATTTGTTTATTAACACGAATTACAGACAATCCAGAACTATCAACATTTGATGTTGAACCCAAACAAATGATTTTAATAATTGAATTTGCATCTGGTGTTAATCCAAATTCTACCATTGTTTTTCCAGGTTCAATAGTTGTTCCTGTATCTTCAGCAACAATAGTACTATTAGTAAATCCTGTGTCGACTTGATGACCGTCAACGGTTACTAAAATATTTTGTGTTAAAGAATAATCTGCTTTTGTTAAGAACAATCTTGTATTGCCATCTGCAACAAACTCTTGGAAATCTAATAATGCAATACCCCCACGACCAATTGCAATGATCTCAATTGTAGAGCCTAGCGCAGGTGGAGTATTAAACACAATTTCGTTGGTTGTAAAATCTATGCTATAACTGGTTGTGCTATCTCCAAATGAAACATAGGAAATTTTATCTACATAGACCAATATTGATGCTTCTTCTATTATAGTTAAATCAATGGCATATCGAGAAGTAATTCCATCTGAAATAACAACTTTATTTTGAATAGTTGCAGCACCACTGATTGTAGTTTGGAACACCTTAATAGAAACACTATCAAGTATTTGTCCCGGTACATTTTCTTCAGGAGCAGGTGTATGATCTGGCGTATTAAATGCGCCACCGCTAATTACAATTTCTTCTGCTGTCATTCCTGTAGCAGTTGAATATGCACCGCTCATTGATGCTAATGTTCCGCCACTAATCTTAGAATCGAGAAGGTTTGTATCTGTAATATTAACAGATCCGTCGCTTTCTGCAGGACGGAAAATTAATACATCGCCTGCATATGTTTGGAAATAATTTTCAATAGAAACAATTTTTGTAGAACCATCTCCAACAAACGTTGGCATAAGAGCATTAGAATTTGTTACTAATGCCGAGTCGCCGGCATGATCAAAGTGTGGATCGTCAATTCTAATCGGTTTAGATGTTCCTGCTCTTTGTAGATAAATTGTAATTATTTGATTTTCTACAGGAGCTTCTGGTAGTTCAATCCCAGAGGTACTACCGTCAACAATTACATAATAATCGTCGTTAGAGTCAACGCTGTCCCAGCTATCAGTAAACCACGGAAGAGCGTCCCATCCGCCAGTTACATCAAATGTTGTTCCTTGAACTTGAACTCCGCCAAAATCAATACCGGTCATTAATTGTCCAACTTCATTTCCAATCATTCCGCTAGTTGGTGAATAATACTTGTTAATTCTGTTAACAGCATCTAACAATTCATCATTCTTTTCATATGTTATTGTAATAACATCATCTTTAGCTGGCGGGTCAACAAAAATCAATCTACCTTTTAGGATCTTATAATCATCGGTAGATGTTTTGAACAATGATAAACTATATTCATTATTCAATATTAATTGTTTGTTTTTAACAATAGTAATTTTCGATTTATCTCTTGTTGGCGCAAATGCTAAATCAAAAACCGCAGTACGTCCTGATGCAGTAAATGTTTGAGAATGCGTAAATGCGTTATAAATGCCTTCTTTAGAAATTCTGTCAAACTTAATTCCAAGATTAAATGTTCTTGCTTTTGTTTGACCTAAAATTGCAATTGCTTTTGCTTTTAATAAAGACGAACCGTTGCCACCAACTAACGTAATTGTTGGTGTTTCAGTATACCCTTCTCCAATATCAACCATTGTGATACCAGAAACTTTACCATTTGAAATATATGCTTTAGCTTTTGCTCCTGTTCCGTTGCCCTCAATAAGAACGGTAGGAACAGATGTATAATCTGCACCTGCATATGAAACTTCAATAGATACTACTGAGAATCCTTTGTTGTCATACCACCACTTCCATGGATACTGATCAAATAAATTGTATCCATTATTCACTGGAACAATTTTATTATCGCGTGTGGAATATACGGGAGGTAAATCAAAATCTAAAATATCTGTATTTGTTGATTCTTGATTTACATAACGACTTGTATATTCTCTAATAGAAGTTTTGTATGGTTTAATTTCTTCAAGATATTTTTGATACGCAGGAAGGTTATCGTTCTTGTAAGAAACTTTATGTTCTAACGATCCAACATTATGTAATGCATTAATAAAACTTGTTTTAAATGCCCAGAAAATTGGCTGATTTTCTGAGAAAGCATATCTTACACAAGTGAAGAATAATTTATTCCACTCAACTTTAAGATCTCCAACAAATAAATCAGTTTTAATAGAATTTAAAATAATCCTTAATTCTCTTGAAGGTTCTAAGTCATATAATGCTGTATCATAATATCCAACATTATCAAAACCAATAGCGGTTGTTTTAGTATTATAAAGAGAATCTTTAAATTCAATTGTTCCGTTTTGTCTAGCAACTAACAGATATTTTCCTAAAATTTCACCAGAGCCGTCTGCTGTTCTTTCAAGTACTGCCCATCCGCCGTTAGCATATTCTTTAACTCTAATTAAATCTCCTGGCTCAGTATATATTGTTGGTTCTAAATACAAACTTGGAACTTCATATAATATTCTAGTTGAGGTTGAGTATCCTGGTTTCCACCAATCGATATATGACCAATAGTTTCTTACATCATAACCTTGAGACTTACTCTTATAGAAAATTCTTCTTTGTTGATCCCAAGAATAGATACTCCAGAAATTATTAATTGTTTCATCAGTTCTAACTAATACTGAATACTCTCGAATTTTAACGGTGGCGGTTGTATATTTTCTTCCGGTTGTTTGAATTTTAACACTACTTACTCTACCTTGATTATCAATTGTAATATAAGCCCTGGCTCCTGTTCCGTCACCTTGTATTTCAATGTACGGAGCATTTTTATAACCAAATCCAGAATCTACAATATCAATTGTATCAACTTCGCCGTTAACAATATTTGCTTGTAATACTGCTTGGCGAACACGAATTGCACCAATTTGTTCTAAGTCAGTTATTGTATCTACTGCTACATCATATTCGTTTAATTTTTCATCTGGTTCTAAATCTGTTGAATTTAAATTATCAAAATTTAAAATTTCAGAATATGGATTTGTTAGTAATAATGAATTAATATTAGTAATAACAATTTTTAAAATTTCAGAACGATTTACAAACATACTCTGACGAGGTCTGAATGATAATCCGTATTTTTCTTTAGTAGAAAGTTTAGGATCAGGCACGGTATTACCTGCTTGATCAAATCCAACTAAACTATCGATCCATTTAGTCTCTAAAGTTTCTGGAGGAAGGTTGTCTGCAACGCCTTCAGCTAATAATACATATTCTCTATGCACAGGATTAACTGAAGATTCATTTGTGTAGAATTCAATGTTTAATAATGCTCTTCCAGAAGTTACAAATTTATTAAAATTGTATGCTAAAATTTTATCACTATCTAACAATGCTAATATTGGATATCCGCTTGAAATTGGCGTCTCAATCAACGCTGCAACTTCTCCTGCTGACAATTTTCTATTAACTTTTTGTGGGACAACGGTGCTGCCCTTAACCCAATAATAATATTTTATTTCTGTTACCTGTTGTGTAATTTCATTATAAAATTGTTTTACAGAATATACATCATCATTAGGATATAATGGCTGTCCAGAGATTCCTTCAGTTAATCCTGCAGTGGTGTCAGCAAGGGCACTCCATTCGCTAGGTAATAGAGTAGTTTCAACCCATTCATAAACATCAATAGTAGATCCTTTAGCTAATTGTCCCCAATTACCGTTTCTATAAGCAATATCGCCTTGCTCATAGTACAACCACTTAGCTGTGTTTAAATTCCACCATAGTTTTCCAACGTTCTTTGTAAACCAAGCTGCGTCAGGATCTACTACGGTTTCTTCTGTTCCGTTGGTATAAATTGCTGGATCGTACGGTGTTTTAAAATTAAGTTCCTGTTCTGCAAGTCCTAATATTTTTAATTTAATTGGATCAATAAAATCAATGTCGCTTATCTTAACATTTTTATCTGCATCAATTAAAGAAATATTTTTAATTTTAGAAATATCAATTAATTGTTCTTGAACGGCTAATGTTTTTAAAGATTTAACAGAAGTATCTTTTCTAAATGTTCTAACTAAACCGTCACCGTTATTGTAGTTAGGAGAACCAACTACAATAACATCGGATGTTGCATCAATGGCATAACCAAAAGATTCATTATTGGTTACGTCTGCTTCTAATTTTTCTGTTAAGAAATATTTTCCACTAACTCTTTCAAAAGAATATACCTGTCCCGAATAACCGTTAAATGTTGAAAATATTGTTGAATTTTTATCAAATGTAGTTCCTGTTTCAAAATATGCATAAGATTTGTATGGAGCATTTTTTGCGCCAACAACTATTCTTTCTGTTCCAGAACTAATAGATACATCAGAACCAAACAACAAATTATTATATTCTTCAAAACTTTCTAATTTTTGTTTTAATCTCCATTCTGGATTTGTTAAACTAGTTGCAGAGAAATAATATACTGCACCTTGATTTTGTAAATTAATATCTGCCTGAGGAGCACTAATAACAATGTGTTGACCTGTTGCATCAACATCAACAGAGAATCCAAATTTATCACCAACGGTGATAGATTCGTTATTGCCAGTATCATCAAATAATCCAATTGATCCAGCAGTTATTGTTTGTTTTAGTTTGTAAACACTATTACTATCTCTTTGGTAGATATAAACTTTACCTGTTGAATACGGAATAGTGCTGTCGCCCACGTTAGTCCATGGCAATCCATCGTCTGGGTATTCTCCAAAACTTCTATAGGTTGCTGAATCTACAGGATCTTCAGGACGAACATTTGTTAGTCTATGATAGTAACCTTGATATTTTACAACATCTCCTGCAATATATTCTTGGGTGGCTGACCAGATTCCTTTATAATTTGCAAAGTAAATACCATCACTATCAGCAACACCGACAACTAATATAGATCCATCTTTATTCATTGCCATTGCAGAACCAAACATATCACCTTGTTTTGTAAGTTCTGCTAGATCACTTTCACTTAATAATCCAGACGAAATTGTTGATCCGTCATCTTCAATAGAAACGTTTGTTGGTAAAGATGATTGACTAGATATGTCATCAATTTTTATCCAGTCGGGTGAACTGATACTAATGGTACTACCGTCACCGTTGGTATCCTCAACCGCTTTCCAGTAGGAATTATTCCACCATACAATTGATCCTTTTGGATATTGTCTAGCAGGATCTGAAACATATACTCCAATATAATTGTTATTTTCGTGTTGTTCCCAGGCCAAAGTTTCACTATTATACCTGTAAAGATAAATTCTACCCCTGCTATCTAACGAACCAGGAGCTGAAACAGCCATCCAATAATCTGAACCAGATTTTGAAATAGAAATATTAGATCCAAAATTTTCATCAAACGCAGGTCTTGGACTTACTAGTGTAGTTGTTAATGACCAGTTTTGATTATTCCAAACATAAATCGAAACAGCTCCTTGATTTCTAAATCCTTCGCCACGGCCAAAATTTGGATCATAAGTTAATAAAGATGTAGGCTCCCAATCATTACTTTGAATATCAATTGTACTGCCGTCTCCTACTACTGCTGTTGTAGCCTTCCACAATTTTCCAGCATATTCAACAACATCACCTATTTCATAATTTGCTGTAGGATCAAAAACACCAATATATGCTGAAGGCACGCCCGATGCTCTAGGACATCCAACTGCTAAGAAATGTCCGTCAGGACTTACTGCAAGTTCTTCTCCAAAAGAATTAGAAAGCAACAAATATAGTTCAGGCTCAGGGGCAAATGTCTGTTTAATTTTTAAACCTGTAGGTCCCTCAACATAAACAAGAACCATTGAATTTGAAGGCATGCTTGTAATAGTTTGTTGTAATCTTTCAACATAACAAACTGCATGTCCTGTTCCTTCGGGCACGGTAGTTCCATAATCAGTTAAGGATTTATAGCTAAAGACTTTATTTTTTTGTACAACTTCCCATAGTCCGTTATCATTAGAATCAAACCACAATTTTGAATTGTTAGGCAATAATGCAACATATTCTTGATCTATATCCGATCCAGAAGAAAATCTAACATTGTCTAATCCGTAAACACGAATTAATGTACTTGTATCAACTAATGGATCTTTAGCATCAGATGCGCAGGCAATGATAACAGAAGTAAGAGTTACTTCATTAATTTTATAAAAGCCGGTTAGGTTAGGAACATCGTTAATGCCAATGTAATCGTCAACAATAAAAGCGTGTCTACGATTAAATGTAATTTCAATTGTTGTACCTGTTTTAATTGCTGAAATTAAAGTTAATAATGGCTTTCTAGTAAATCTTAAAACCGTCCATGCTGAATTATCGAATGTAATCCAAAAATGGTCGCCGTCTTTTACTTGTGTAATATCTAATGTTTCTAAATCTGATCTATTCTTAATAACAAAATCAACTTGGTCAAGTTTTACGTAACCCGCAGACTGAAATTGATCAAAATCTGTTTTAGGAATAATCGAAGTTGTAAAAGGCGACGGAGCATTTGTAAAGTCCGATGCAGGGATTCTTAGATATTGATCAAGTATTACTCCTGTATAAGCCGATGACACAAATATCATTGGCTGAGGATTTACTTGTAAGGAGTCTTTATTAAATGCAAATTCAACTTCATTTAACTCGTCTACTCCGCCTAAGGTACCAACATTAAACGCCCATTCTTCGTTTAAAACAATACTATCTTCTGTTGTTTTGCTTAGTTTATCAAATATTTTAACAGCGGCATTTAATGTACCTTTTTCTCTAATAAAACCTTGATATAACTGAAATTGTGTTACGTCATCTTCTGCAAGATTTTGTAAGTATTCTCTAGTTTGATAACCGATGGCGTGTCGACCAAGATCTCGTTGGCTTGACCCAAGACCATCTGCATCAAGATTATAATAATCTTCAAATTGATTAATTCTATAATCAAAGTTTGGAACTAATCTCTTGTTCGGTGTTGAATCAAGTTTAGTCCAGAATGCATTTACAAATTGATCGGTAGATGTGTGATTAGATTTTGTTACCCAGTTATAACTTTTGTAATTAACTATATCACCCAATCTGTAATCAGTATAAGGTTGCCATGCTATAATATTAACATTATCAAATAAGAATCCGGGACTTGTATAATCACCGTCCCAGTCAACGGTTCTAAAACCTCTTGCCTTAACTCTTTCTTGACGATAGCCTGTTGTTTTATCATAGATAACATCATTGAAAACGGTTCGGTCATCGAAAATAGCAACGTGTTCTTTTAACACTAAGTGAGCTTTAAAGAAATAAATTCCTTCTGCTGTGTTTGTAGTTTCAATAGTTATATTTTGAAAATCTCTTTTTATGTTTAAGAAATTAGGAGTCAATGGCTGACCGTCACCTCTAAACACTTGATATTCATAAAAGCTATCTAATAGATTATCAGGAACACCAATTGGATAAGATACATCCATTTTTTCAGCAGCAGGACTTAAAGTTAATAAAGATCCAGGAGCCCAATTATGCTGTGTCCAGTACATAAATTCTTTAGCACTAGTGAACCAATCTTGAGTTACCTTGCTGTCTGTATCGTATCTATCAAATTTAAATCCTTTAGAAATTAGATATTGTTCATAACCTAATAAGAAATCAACTACTCCTTGGATTGTGCCGATGGTAGTTCCATAACTTATTTTTTGTTCTCTTATGGTGTTAAATGTTCTTCTCTTAAATGCTTGAACGTCGTCTTTCTTAGGAAGGTCTGGAAGTTTTTTCCACAGGGTTAAATCAAATGTGGATCCGCTTTGATGGCTTTTAACACTTCTATAATATTCATTATTATATCTTGCTACTACACCATTTCCATAAAATTTATCTTCTGTCCAATTAACAAAATTTTCAGAAACTCCGCCAACTGAAATAAGAGGATCTATTTGACTAATCACCGGAGCAAAATATGTAAAATGCGGATCTAAAAAGTCATAGCCGCTAATTTTCCAACCGTTGGTCATTTTTTCAACAATGACCGCGCTATAAATTATACTTGCAATTGGAGCACTAACATTATAATAAATTTCCTGATTTTCTACCGGAACAAAAATATTTGCCGAAGTAGAATTAGGATTTTTTGAATCTAAAATAAATCGTTGTTGTGTTTGATCAACAAATCCAGATAATCTATGTGTTAGGTAAACATCGATTTCATCTAATTTTTCCTGCAACACATTTTCATTAATATTATGGCTCTTTAAATAATCTACAATATAAGAAACTAATCCGCTGGTTAAATATCCGCCAGAACTTGATCCAACTAAATCTTCAACTTTAACAAAGATACCTGTATCGGTATGTACTAATTGATTTAATTTGTTTCTTACAATTTTTGAATTGTCAAAATTTTTGCCTACAAATTCAAAAGGTCTTAACAATGCCATTCCAATAATTGTTGCAAATGGATATTCACTACTGCTATACCATGCATGTTCTGCAGGGGAAATATCGCCAAAGTTAAAATCCCCTTGATTATTAATCAAAGAAAAATTTTGTGCTAGATTTGAATCTAGAGGGCTTAATAGTTTACCATCTCCATCTACAGGAATGTGTGTTAACAAAGTAGATCTTACATATCGTTTATGAACACCTGCTCTTGGACCTTGTCTAATTAGGCCGGCAGCCAGGTCTTCCCATAAAAGTAAATTGTTTCTAGTGTATGGTGCAGGTCCGTATTCACTTTCCCACCATGTCGGTTTAATAGAAAATCCTAACATTTCCCATGGGCAGCGATGTGGACGATCTGTATCGTAAAAATACTTGTAGACTCCTCTCCACCAACCTGGTAAATTTTCTAATCCGGCTGGGTCAGACATATTAGAATATGTATAAGTGAAAGAATTTTCGCTGTCAAAATAGCTATTACTTACATAATCGATATTTGTATCTGCAATCCATTTTAAAAATTCTTGTGTGTTTATTTGTATAATTTGATTGTATTCAAATATTCCAGTCTTATAATATCCGCCAGCGGTTGCATCAATATCAAATATATTTTCATCATATTCTTTTTTGATGTTATTAAAAATTCTTAATTCTAATTCAAGAAGCGCATCGTCTCGATAGTCATTAAATGCTGTTGTAAGGCTACCGTCGTGTCCTTGAATCATATATTTTGGTTCAACAAAGGTGTCATCTAAGAATTTTTCAGGTACAAACTTTTTAAACAATCCAATCTTTGTCGGTGTTTGAGGGATATGATTAAATCCTGAAGAAACATATTCTCTAATTTCAAGTATGTCTCCAACATTAAGTGTTTTTAAAATATTAACAAAAGAAAAGTCACTATTAAATTCGTAATCAAATCCATTAATTAATTGTTGATTATTAATGTATAGGTAGACAGCTCGATTACTTAAAGTTTTTAAATCAAATTTATCTGAAATAACAAATGTGTTAATATCTGGATCTTCAACTTCGTAAATTAAATTTGTATATGCTCCGCTACCGATCATATCAGAATTTACAAACGGGCTTGAAGGATTTTTACCTCTTGTTAATTCATTAATAATATTGTCAACTAGCTTTGGAATATCTCCATCAAAATCTAATTCTCCAGAAATTTTAATAAAATTATGTTTAAAATCAGTATAAGACTTTTTAGCATATCGGAGAGCTTTAATTAAATTAACCTGCTTATCAACTAGCAATGTTAATGCAACAGGTGCCACACTTTCATGTTTTAAAAATCTCTTAGTATATGCCTGGAATCCATGAATGTCTCTTAAAGAATTATTTCCTACAACAAGTCCAGAGAATCCATTGTAAAATTCTAATCCAGACGAAATATGATCAACTGCTTGTCCAAACGTAAAATCTGTTAGTTCGTTGTTTAACGGATTTTTTTCCAAACCTACAGGAATTTCATAATATCCTTCTTCTGGAATTAAATTACAAAATATTTTTATTACAAGAACATCTTTTACAGCAAACGGTGTAGCAAAAATAAAATTTCCACCTTGTCTTGTATATGATTCTGTATAACGCTCTCCGTTCTTATAAAAATAAATTTCGTCTTGATCAGTTACTTTAAACCAATCAACGGTATTAAAATAAACCGTGTCAGTTGCTGTGGTAATTACCTGCGAATCAATGATTGGTTGTAGATATTTTTGTTCAGTTTCAATCCAATGATTAACATATTCGTCTGTTAGGTTAAATTTACAGAAACCAGTATTAATATTTTTTGAATATGATTTTCTTAAAACTTCATAGGTAAAGGATTCTATATCCCATACAAATTCAAAACTTATATCTCCAACGTTGCTGATATTAAGATAGCTAATTGGAAATCCAAGTTCTAGGTCAACAACTCCTGTGCTTTCTTTGTATGCTAAAATTTTAGTACCGCGGAATGTTGAAACTGGATACGTATCTTTATCAGAAAAACTTACACCATTTTCATCAAATGCATCAAATAAAGGTGCTTGATTAACTTTAGTTTTTTCTTGGCTACTTAACCAAGCGGTTCCATCATAGTAGAACATTGTTCCTTTATTTTTCTTTCCACGGCGAACTAATAAGGTTTCTCCAATGATGGATTCAGTATCATCAACTTTTATTAAGGTGATTTGATTTTGACCGTTTTGAGTGAAGAATTTAACTTGATAAATTTTATTATTAGCTAAACTATCAGTGTCGGCCGTTACAAGAATTCTTGCTCCGTTAAACAACGGCTCACCGTCAATACTATAACCAGTACTTCCTTCAATTTTAGAAAATACGTCTGACGTAAATGTGTCAATGTAATCTACGGTTTCCTTAGCAAATACTCCGTGTTCGTATAATTTTAAATTTGGTAAAAATTCTATAATAGGACGTTTTGCTCTAGCTGCTTCGTCGTGGTAAAAATCTTCTCCTGATAATTTAAAAGAAAGTTCCAATACACTTCTATGAAACCAACGATTATATCGTGACCAAGGATTTAAATCTTTACTACTTTTAGCTATTGTGATATAATCTTTTGTTCCCGGATACGAGCTTGCATCATCAAAAGGTGCTGTGTCAAAACCTTCATTATCAAATAATACTTCTGGAACATCTGATGTTAATACAGGAACAACTAAATCATCAAAGTTGGTCAATGAGATTGCTTTACCAACACCTTCAACTAACCAATTTCCTTTTGAATATTTCTCTGGGGTAACAACACCGCCAAAATTAACAATCATACCATTGCTTAGTTCAATTCCGTTGCTACTTGTATATGTTGTCTTTCCAATAATATCATCGTTAATATTAATTTTTGAATTTTCTTCAATGTCGGAAATAATAAACTGACCAAATTTATTTGGATCAGTAATACTTTGATAATAAAGAATATCCGGCGCATCGTAAGGCACATCAAATGTTAGTGTTCCATTCTCAATGCCAAAATTTGTAATTCCTTTAGTGTAGTCAAGTGCTGCTGAATTTGCATTTACAATTTCAACAAATTCCCAGTCTTGAGATTCTGTTGTTATTGTGCTACCGTCGGCCGGAGATACTGGAACTTTTGCTTTCCATACAGAACCATTGAATACAACAATAGATCCTTGAGGATAGAATAAATCAGGATTAAATGTCAATGAACCAGTATCATATGATGTTCTAATAACAAATCCGTTACCCGGAACATTTACAATAAATTTGTATTTTTGTCCTCTATATAATGTTATTCTAGGATTGTTTGTATAGCCGTCTGGAGAAAAAATAAAAGAAGACGCTTCTCCGAGCTTAACTCTATATGTGCTTATTACAGAAGAACTTTGGCCTAAAATTCTAATTGGTGGAGGACCGCTTGGCATCCAAAAATATTCTCTATAATTAATAAACTTATCCCAGTCAACAGGAGGGTTCCAACTATAGTGCTGGTGTTGATCAATTAGATCATCTCTATCTTCATTATTTCCAAAATATTTTAAAATATTTTTAAAGTCAATGAAGTCATAAAAATTTTGTGTCTTACCATCTTTTTTAAGAACAACGCCAGGCTCCAACTGATATCTACTTCTAAGAGTAGCGTCGGTATCTAAATAAATGTCTGAGCCGTTGTATGTTTTACCGTATCTACGCCCAACATATCCTACGTTCTTCTCTAGTGTACCAGGTTGCAGTAACGGATCTAAAACGCCGGATAAAAATTTATCATTAGCATCTGTTTGAAATACCTTTGGTAATAAATCAGATGACTTTCTAATAGGTAATTGACTTTTTGGAAAAAACTTTGCCATTCTTAAGTACTCGTTGAAGTAATAATTGTTCCAGAAATTGCACCAATTTCTGCTGCATTAATAGATGTTACTATTTCTATATCATCTACGGTAGCACCGCTTACAAAAATTTCATCTGCTCTACTTTGAATTTCAAACAGACTACCAAACACCTGAGATTGTTGTCTTGGTACAATAACCATGTTAGTAATGTCAGGCGCTGTTGAATTAATCACATAGGTTATTAATTCTGAAAGATAAAATTTATCTCCAAAGTCCCAATTTGCCGAATCAAAAAATTCATTGATCGCTGCAATAATTCTAACCTTTAAATCGTTATCGTTGATTGTCTTTGATGAGTTTTTAACAATTTTAAATATTGCTTGTAATTTTTCATCTGCGGTTTTTCCGAATAACACTTTATATGAAACTGGATGATATACAATATCATCGCTTATAGATTTAATTGCACTCAAGTTTCCGCCAAATGCAATTCTTAAACTTTCTGTTGTTGGCGGTTCGGGCATTTTTGTTAACACACCTTGCAAGTAATTTCTAAAATCTGTGTCATAAGAACGTGTTAATAGATACACATCAATAATATTACTTACGCTTGGATCGATACGGCGGTCAACATTTGCATGGTGCAGATATTGGAATTTAATTCCAGCCCTACCAATGTTTGCTCTAAAATTACTTTGAAGAACAAATGTATTTGTTGTTCTATCAACCATTTTTACAACATCTTCAGCAATGTCATAAAAATATACAAGTTGGCCATCGGTATAATCTGTAACCTTGACGTCAATTTCTTTAGCCGCTAATACAATGTCATTGTTTGTATTATCGAAATATTGAAATATTTTTGCTCCGGTGTCGTCGACCGTTTCTTGGAAAAACAAAAATTTATTTGCTGAATCTTCTCCAACAATTCTAATAAACTCGTCTGGGTCATCAATAACTCCGTCGTCGTCAGAATCAGCAAACGCAATTTTAATTGCATCGGTGCTTTGATATCCATCTTCAAAACGAATACTATCACTAATTTCAAAAACAAGATCTTGTTTTAGATAATCTAAAAGACCGTTGTCGGTATTAATTCCTAATACCTTGATTTGATCTTTAACAACCTTGTTTGTTTTGCTATCGTAGATTTTTTGATTTGAATCAAAATAGAAACGATTTTTTCTAATACTAGCAAAAATATATTCCATGCTTCTAACGTGGACAACATACTTGTCTGGTTCTTTAACAAACGCTATGATCCATGAAGAATCAATTCCAGAGTTTGATGTGTCGCCTGCTTTACCAAGACTAAAACTATTGATTAAATCTAGATTTGCGGCTGTAATAATTTTCCAGGCGGCAGATTCAATATCGTATCGCAAACCAAAGTTTAAATTTGAAAATGCAAGGTTTGCCATTTCAGTTTCAAATGCATTAGGTAAATTTGAAACCCACTTTGGTACTATTTGAAAAGCTACCGAACCCGAAGGAATATTATCACTAAATGTAATTGGGCCTAGGCCTGTACTTAATACTCCACGGCCCGCATTTGTACCGTCACCAACAACTCTAACAACCTTAGACCAAATATATGATTTTTGTAAAGGATCTGTTAAATCTTGAGTAACAAGTTTTCCGTTTTTAAATGCTTTGCCGGCGGGCGGAACAAATTTAACTATTGAATCAGGTAAAAGATATTTCAAAGTATTATTTGTATAAACACCTGTTTTTAATAATGACGAGTCAACTCCACTAATAAAATATCCTGTTGAACTATTAGTTGATGTGGTTACTGAATTCCAAACCGATGTTGGATCCGTAAACAAAATTTTTGTATATTTTGTTATATAAAAATTAAAAACATCAGTGCTGTCAATTAATGGCTCAATAGTATTTCTAATAAAGTTATAAATTTCAATCTTATTTGTAAATTTAAACCCTAATGTTGTCTCAACTTCGTTTTTATAAATTAAACCGTCGTCAGCGAATACATCAATACTTGAATATTTTCCGCTGGCATCAATAATATCAAAATTTCTGCTAATACCGCTCGATGTTCTATTAATTGCTTTAACTTTAAGAATATCTTGACTGCTGGTTAAAGGCGCAAGATTATAATCTTCGCCTGTGATCATTCTGTTTTGTGTATAATAAGATGCTGGTGCATTTGCACGAATACTATCAATACTTTCACTTGGAGTTGAGGACGATACGGTATATTTTAAACTCATACTAATTGTTAATGTATGAGCTGATCCTAATTTATTAACATAAGGTATAGATATGCTGATTCCTCGCATGTCGCTAGGAGTTATAGAGTAACTCAAACCATTTGAAACACGATAATAAATTCTAAAATTACCTTGAGGTAAGTTTCCGTATACTCCGTCTGAGAATAATAAATCAACTTTGTCTTTGTCTTTAGTTACAACAGAATAAATGTTCTTGACCTGATTGACCAAACTATTATAAGCAATATTGTTTCCAATTAAATTTGGAACTTGCAACCATTCTGTTGTTTGTGCTCCAACAGAGTTTAAAGAATATAACCAAATATCGTTGTTATTAATTCCTTCGGCGTCAATAGAAACTTTTTCATTTGTCGTAGGAACTGCGATTGAGAAATCTGCTAATTCTAAACTACCTTGTTTAAACATTAAGAAGAAACCATTGTTTAAACTTGCTGGTCCTTTATTGTCATTTTTATATATAAATCCTAGTTGATTAGCAGGCGTAGGTGCTTCTTCATAAATTTCTTCTTTGCCTTTAAAGGTTGTGCTAACAAGCTCGAAAGACATTCTTCTTCCTGCAACATTTTTACTAAATGTGTATAATGGAATATCTCTGTTAGATGTTCTTAATCTATATTGTTCTGTTCTAATACCGTCAATAGTACCAGATCCTTGGCTTCGGCCAAACTCTGTATTGTCTGCCATAGCTGCATTAAGGACCAATAGGAATTGCTCGCTCCAATTTGAATTAGTAGGATCGTTCCAGATGATAATTTGTTTAGATAAATTTTTTCCGTTACTATCAACAATATCTTCAGTTGTTGATATGGTGTCAAATTTTAACAATCCCTTTGACGGAATATTTCTTTTAGGAGTATAACTCAACATCCTAGCAAGTTTTAAAACACTTTCTTTACGCTCTGCTAGTTCAATAAAATTTTCACGACTAGCTAAGTCAATACGGAAACTTAAACTCTGTCCTAAAAATGCAATGGCGTCAATTAAAGCTAAGTATTCGCTTGATTCAATATAATCATTAAAATCTTCAGGATAATTTTCGCGAATATATTCAATAATGACCCTGCGAAGATTTTCAAAGTCGTAGGATTTGAAGTCAGCATTTTTAAATGTCTGATAAATTCTAGTCCAGTCTTCGTTGAGAATTAAGTTATTTTGTCTTGATGTAGCTGTCATTTTATAGTCCTATTCAATATTTATCGCGGAAAATAAACTGGTCAGTTAACTGAGTAATTTAACTTGTCAAAGTCAAAAGTCATACGCTCGCTAACATTAAAAGGCAGATATACTAACTCTGCTTCTATTCGAATTCCTTGATCTGTGCTATCGACAATTACTGAATTAACAGCAATTCTAGGGTCGTAGTTAATAATTTCTTCAACGTCTTTAGCAATTAATTTTTTTACTTCTTCTGTAAATTGTTCAAATAATAAATCCCAAATGACCGTACCAAATTCTGGGTTTTCTAACTTTTCGCCCTTACGAATGTAAAAATGATTAATTAGATCTTGTTTAACAAGATCGATGTCATAGAGTTTATATCCTTTTTTTGTTTCTGCTGAACAAAAACCTTTATAGGTAAATTCTGTAATATTTTGATTTCCAACAGATGCTATATTACTTGCAACCGTTTTTTGATTATATAATTTTGCCATAATTAAGCATCCCTATCCGTGTTATCCGGAGTAACAAATTGTGGCGCTTGATTTTCATGCAAAGGCCACGGTTCGTGCATTGGTATACGTTTCATAATACTTTTAACAGGATCAGGTTTAATATATTTTGTTTTAGCCCAATCAAGTGTTCCGTCTGTTACTAAATTGTCATTTAAAGTTAACGGCAATGCTTTTGTAGCAGGTGTTGCAGCTGGACCGTTCATGTCAATAGCACTTGCAGTTTCAAAGTGGTGAGCACTTTTTATATTGCTGTTTCCTGCTGCTGTAATGTTTGCATCGCCGGTTGCATTTAAATGAATACTTCCTGCTGTTGTTAGATATCCGTTAGCTCCAACAACTAATTCTAAATTAGTAGTTGCATCAATATGAACTGCTCCTAATACACTTCTAACATTAAAGTTTCTTCCTGCTTCTAAATTAATATCTCTATCAGCACGAATGTTTAAATCTTGTTCAGAGTGAATACTAATGCTATCTTGAGCATAGATATCTATTTTTCCATTGCTGGTTAATTCAACCCAGGCTGTTCCTCTAGCATTACCAATATAAATCAAATCTTCGGAATTGTGCATCAACAACTGATGGCCTGTTCTTGTACGTACCCTAAAGTATTCGTTATAAGGAATATTTTTATCTCCCTTATTTCCTTCGAGATATTCAACTCCTCCTTCACCTGCAGAAGTTTTTCGGTAATATCTGTCATCGCCGTCGTCAAATACTAATTGTGTTCCTCCTAGTCGGCCTACCGGAACCGGAGATATTGTTGCAGAATCTTTTCTACCAATATTTGATTTTTTAGCACCGTCTCTTTGATCTAATGGACCTGGAGTTAAAATACCAAAAACCATATTTGGTACATTTCGTCTTACGGTAGATGTAGTTACTCCTCGTGCATCATCTTCAATTAACCCTTGTTCTAAAAATCTATCTGCCATAGGATGCACTGGTTTTTTAATCTTGTCTACCGCAGTACTTTTAGTTAGATCGTTGGCTTTTCTATTGACTTCTGCAACTGGTAACGGCATACTAGTTGAATACTTAGATTTATCTGTAGACGAAATATCTACCACATCAGTACCGCCGATTGCTGGAATCATGTTATTGGCAAAACGGCTAGGAACACAACCAATAAAATATCCTTCAGAAGGATTGCCATCTACAAATATAACCATTACGGTTACGCCAATATCCGGTGGGGTAAACCACATGCCGTAGGATTTTTGTGTATCGTGATAGGCATCTGCATTGCCGGTGTTTTTGCCCATAAATTCGTAGGCAGTACTTCCATAAAATGGTGTTAAGTATTTTACAGGATATGTTTGGCTTTCGTCACCAATTTCGTTTGCAGAATCTCTAAGTAGTGTAACTTCTAATCCCGACATAAAAGAAGGATCAAGATGGCTTACCACCTTAGCAAGATAAGGGCCGTTGCCTATGCCTTGACTAGATTTTTGATTCTGCGGTTTTCTAACTGACTCTGCCATTTATTACCTCAAGCAAAATATGTAGGTGGATCTGACGGTTCACCCTCATCACCGGCATCATCAGTGTCAACAGGAGATGACGATTCTGGTTTAACTTTATCTGTATTGTACATAAGAGTACTTTGTTTATCTGGATCAACTTTGTCATCAAGATCGTTAGGTTGTAGAGGCATTCTAATACACTCTAGTGTTTGTTTAAACAATCCTTCAGAAAAATTATTTTGACATTTAATAACTTTATAAATGCCGCTAAAGGGACTATCTGATTCTCCAACAAACAAATAAGTTCCTTTTTCTTCCATTGGTTCAATCGGTGTTCTAAATCTCATATAGATGAATGTATCACCTGCTTCATAGTTTGCTGTCCCGTCTTCGGTAATTTGATCTGTGGCTCCTGGGCCTGCAAAATATCCGCCCATGCCGCTATCTACCATCCAGTAAGGATCTCCAATAATTTCTGCTGAAATTTTTACCATTTCAGCTTGAGAACTTTCAAGGAATGCTTTGTGAAAATTATTAGCAACTACTTGTTCATCAGTTAAATTTCCAGAACCGCCAAACGGTAGTTTAATAGCATTTACATCCTGTGCAACCGGCCTACTTCCTGTAGGACTCTTAGCTGCTGTTACTCCTCCCGATCCTTTTTCAACTTCTGCTTTGTTTTGTTGCGGATCGCCTGATGTTTGTAAATCTTTATTTGCAAGGCGGCCTGCATCTTCAATTCTATTTGATGCAACTGCGGTATAAAAAGAATTATTAATTTGTATATCAAATCTTAATAAATCATTATTTGTACCTGTATAGATGTAATTGTATTGTTTAACTATTTGTTCTTCTAACTGGTCATATCCTAAAGGGACTGCATTAGGATTTGTAAAAACCGAATTATGAATTTTGTATGGCATTACTCTAAAAATAATACGTTTTGAATATTTTTTAAATTTAGGATCCCAATTCAAAAGCTGTGTTTGAACATCAATTCTAAACCAATTAATCATACCAGTTGGATCAATATTAGATTCTTTTAATGCCTTAGCTGCATAATCGGATTCTTCAATGGCTTGTGTAATAACTTCTAATATTGATTGTTTTTGAGCATAGTTAAATGTTCTTTCTTTTGCATTTATTGAAACTTTATCTCTATTAACTTTTCCTGTGCTTTCGTCATATGCATCTTCTGCTTTTGGGGCAACATAGTTTCCTCCTGAGTCTGCCTGGAAATTAAAACTTGCATTGCCTATAGCGTTTGAAATAAAAAATGCCGGATCGTCCTCTGGATTAGCATAAGATGCACTTTTTGAAATTACTCGTTCATTTGATGTGTTTATTACTGCTCTGTTGTCTGCATCGTCTGGTCCAACTCCAGGGATTGGATCAAATGAATTTTCTGGAAAATGTATTTCGTACTTGTCTGGGTACGTTTTTAATTCAGGAACAGATTTTTGTTCGTGCTCATTAAGAACCGTTGTTAAACTTCTTTCTCTGCCTGCTAATAATTCTTTTACGGTACTTCCTGTGATTGCTATATCAGTTTTTAATGCTGTGTAGGTTTCAGAAAATCCTTCTTGATTATAAACAATGGCTTCAAATTTATAAGTGCTTCCAGATTCTGTAACATTAAAAGTTGTTTTCTTTAACAACATTAAAAAGAATTTTGGTTTTATAGAAGCATAGGATTTCATATCTTGATCAAATCCTACAAATTCCATTTTTAAACAATATACTGCTTCTTCAAGATAACTTGGATATCCTGCTGCCAGAGCCGCAACCTGAAGACTCTGTAAAAACAATCCCATGCTGTAAGGTTCTATAATTTCAAAGGTAAAGTTAATAGCATTTGAAGAGCCTGTAGCAGGAGTACCTGTCATTAAGGTATCCATAGAAAAGTTTTGAATAAAGTATTCAGGGGCTCCGTAGGCTGTTGCTGCTCTTTCCTGATCATATCTTCCGCCAGACGAAAATACAACTTGTTTTTCAACGAATGCAGAATTTCTGTATAGGTAAGGATTATTTGCTTCCTCGGGTTTTAAACATGCCAACGTCCATAAAACATTATATGATGCAAATTGTTCTAACTGATTAGCAAACCCTCGTTGTTTAGGTTTAATATTTTCTTTGCTACCTGCACTAATAGTTGCTCTGGCATCAGTTCCTGCAGGTGTTTTTCCCTGCAATAAACTTAACTTTATGTCTGATGAAGTTTTTGCAAAACCAAGTCCAAGGTTTGATGCTGTTGCAGTTGGATCGATTCCTGTACCGTCTGGTTTAGTTAATGCTGCACCAAATACTTGACCAATGTCTCGTAATCCTAAAGCCATATTATATTCCTAAAAATCTTTCTAGATTGCTTTTTTTTGGAAGATAAATTTCTGTTCCGGGTTCAAAATCATATATTGGATCTTTAATAACATCCATATTTCTTTGAACAAAAACCCACCATAGTTTTGGTGTTCCATACAAATCATAGGACAATAAATCCGGTCTGTGTTTGTATTGATTTTCTATTTTGTATTTGAAATCATCAGTCTCTGCAGGAATGGGTCTGATAGACAACAATTCAAGATACAAATTGTTTTGTTTAGTAAGAAAATAAGGTGAACTTTGTCTATACTTTGCCATGTTATAGGAATCCTGTTGTGTTTGCTGTATTGCCAGAAGCAAAATCTTCTAAACTAAATTGACGTAGTCTTGCTCTGTTATAAATTGGCGATACCGTCACCGAGATAGT